ATGAAGTATCCAACATGGCGTGTAGTGTTTGACCGTAAAAAGTCAGCTACAAAGGAAAAAGAGGCACTTGTACAAATTGAAGTGCTGTTCGAAAGAAAGAAGAAGTATCTATCAACTGGAGTACGAGTGACAAGTGAACAGTGGACAGATAAAACTAAGGTACGTAACAGGACAGATTCAATCGAGCTAAACGAGAGAATTGATAATATGATTCGTGATATTAACGAGTTCTGTAATTCACTACAGCGAAAACATGAAGAGTTTAGCTTCGAAAAGTTGGATGTGCACTTAAATACAGCCAATGGAGATGATTCTTTCCTTTCATTCATGGAAATGCGCATTAAACAAAGAAATGTTAGCGAATCAACAAAAAAACGTGCTATGTGCGTTTTACGTTTATTGCGTGAATTTGATGTCATTCACTCTTTTTCGGACGTTGATACGAAAGCGATTAAAATGTGGGACGATTTTGCAAAGAAAAAATGTAATAAAGTGTCTGCCGTATATAACTACCATAAGCATTTAAAAACATATATTCGTGAAGCGGTAGCTCTTGATCTCATAAAGAAGAATCCATATGATTCAATCAGACTTGATAAAGGGGAAACAGATGATCGGCGTTATCTGAGTCCAAATGAGCTAAAAGCTATTGAAGAATGTGTGATAGAAGAACCTACTGTTGAAAGGGCGAGAGATGTATTTGTATTCTCTTGTTATACAGGAATTGCTCCGGTAGACCTAAAAAGATTTGATTTCACCGAGATTGAAGAGATAAATGGTAAGTTTCGGATTCGTGACTATAGACAGAAAACGGGAACGATTTATAATATTACATTGCTATCAAAGGCGATGGAGATATTGAGGAAGTATAATTTTGTACTGCCAATCACGTGTGATCAGAAATACAACATCTATCTAAAGTCTGTTGGGGCATTAGCTAAAATAAAGAAGCCGATTACTGGATATGTAGCCCGTCACACGTTCGCCACAACTATTACATTAGCAAATGGTGTTCCTATTGAGATTGTTAGTAAAATGTTGGGGCATAAAAATATTCAAACGACGCAAATTTACGCAAAGGTGCTTGCAAAGAATGTGGATGATGCTTTTGATGAGTTAGAGGAAAAATTGAAATAGAAATATTACATGAAGAAGGCAGTTTATTGGCTGCCTTTTTCTTTTTCCTCTTCTGCTGCTAGTTCCTTAAATCTATCCTCAAAAGAACTTCGTGCATTTTCGGAGGTATCTATGTTAACGCTTGAAAGGGCGGGTACGACAAACTTGCTTATATCAATTAGAAGTTTCAACCTTATTTCCGGTTTATCAATAGAATTAATGTCTTCTTGCATCTTATCAATGTTGTCCTCCAGTAGTTTGGTGTAGGCCATTCTTATCTTTTGGGTGGACTTATTAATGGAGCCCTTAGGGCGACCATTTGGATTTCCTGTTTTTCCTTTGGGCTGTGGCATCTCTCTCTTAATGTAAACAACAATCGTTTGCATTCGACTGCATTAGGTTAATACTTAGAATTATCACGCAAAGTAAATCAGATACTTTCGTGTAATCATTCTAAATATTAATCATAAATATGTATATATGTTAGGAGCAATTATTGGAGGAGCAATGAAAATAGGTGGTGCTGTGGCTGGCGGTATCATGGGAGCTAAGTCTGCACGTAAACAGGCACGTATGATTGCGGACGAAAAAAGTAAGAACCAGGCTTGGTTTGACAGAAGGTATAACGAAGATAGTACTCAGCGTGCAGAGGCACAAGCTGCCATAACGAAGATGCGTGAGGCGATGAAGGATCGTACTGCCGCTGCTGCTGGAACTGCTGCTGTAATGGGAGGGACGGAAGAGAGTTTGGCTGTTGAGAAAGAGGCGCAGAATAAAGCCATGGCCGATACTTTAAGTAATATAGCGATTAATGGTGAAGCAAGGAAAGATGCTATTGAAGCGCAGTACCAAGCTCGTGATGCGCAGTTGTTTGGTATGCAGTTGGGAAATGAACAGCAAAAGTCTAATAATATAGCTGGAGCCATTGGTGGAATGTCTTCTGCTGGTGCTGGGATAATGAGTTCTATTTTGCCTGATAATAAGTGATATGGGATCAATACAATCTATGATACTAGGTGAAACCGAAAAGTTGAAACCTGCCGTTGCTCCTCCTGTAATAAAGGAGGAATCAAAGCCAGAAGTTAAACCGGCATACGTTCCAAATGATTCGAGGTTGGATGAATTTTCATCTAAAGGAAATAATTTGAGTGGTGGAGAAGGTGCATCCCAGCAAGTGCAGAAACAGCAGTCTCCTAGACAGTATAATAGTATGGGAGATGTGGTTGATGCATATTGGAGAGATAAAATGCCTACCGAGGAAGAGTTGAAGAAGGAACGGAAGCGAGAAAGAGCAAGGAGTATTATTTCTGCTATCGCTGACGGTGTGTCTGCTGTATCTAACCTCTATTTTACCGGAAAAGGGGCGAAGAATGTTGAGCAGACTTCCATGAGTGAGGCAAACTCTAAGCGTTATCAGGAGATACTTGACAGACGTAGAAAGAGGCAAGATAAGTGGGATGATGCCAGACTAGCTGCTTATGATAGAGACCGTGGATTTAATTATCAAAAAGATCGTGATGATACAAACTGGAAACGAACAGGTGAATGGCATGATGATCAAGTAAAGAGGGAGGATGAACGCTATAAGGATAATAAGAGTAGGACGGAAAGAATTGATGCGGAAAATAATGAGCGTTGGAATAAAGAACACGGGCTTAGAATAAGGAACCAAGAATCTCAAGAGAAAGCGCAAAAAGACGCTTCCGCTCGTGGATGGGCTTCTGTGAATGCTCAGAACGCACGAATAAAGGCGCAAGAGGAGAAACAGAAGGCCTATATTAAATATCAGTTTGAAAAGGCGAATGGATCTCCTGAACCTAAGCGAATAAACAGCACTCGTAGCATTTATGTAGGTAAACATACATGGGAGCAGAATGCGGGACAGATTGCCAGTGAAATCATAAAGGATATTGAAGTGAGTGATCCGGCATTAGCTAAACAGCTAGTCAGACAATTGAATGGGTACGGAAGCAAGAAAGGGGCTGATGCAAAGCAAACAGCGGCTATTGTTGATAAATATATCATGAGTTCTCCTCGTGCTCAACAATTGGCTATAGAGCTAGAGAAGGACTATAAAAAGCGGTATGAATTGGCTACTGCCGGATCATTGCCGCAGAGCGACACTGATGATTTAGGATTTGTTCCTTTGTCGTCAGGAAAGGGGAGTGATGATGTGGATTCGTTGTTTGATTAAAAGAATAGGAGTATGCCAAAGTATACAGTTATTATAAATGGTGAGGAGAGAACGATTGACAAGGATAAGTTTGACGGGAATATAGAGGCTATTTCCGCAAAATATCCGGATGCGAAGATAAAAGCGATAAACGGGGATGAAGAAGGGATGCTTCCTGTTTCGAATTATTTGAAGGCGATAGAGAAAGGGTATAGAATGGTTGAGTCGAAGACTGATATTCCTGTTTCTCGTTTCGTGCAAGGTAAAGGGAAGGATACTACAATATTTGGTGTTCCTTATAGTATTTATGCTCAAATGAAGCCTGAAAGTCAATCTTACTATTACCAAAAGGCCTTGAATGAGGAGAGAGAACAAGAAAGGAAGCAAATGGCTGAACAGGCTTCATCTATCAAAGGAAAAGCTGATGAACAACATGTTTCTGCGATGGGAGATAAGGTGCAAGCGGATTATGATGCTGTGATGAATAATCCTTTTCTTACTATAAATGATCCAATGATGGGTGTTGAGATGAAAACACCAGAACAGACCAAATCACAAAAGAAAGTGGAACTGACCAGAGCGGCTTCGGAGCGTGCAGATGATGCGTTTAATATGATCGAAGAAGCAGGAAAAAAAGGTAATACTTCATTTGTGTCAGGATTTGGGCGTGGCTTTTGGGAAAAAGTATCAAAAGCTAGTACTTGGGATTTCGGAGGAAGAGATATGCAGGCCAATCTAGCTATAGCATCAGCCGCAAAAAAATATGAATCTGGGCAACCGTTGAGTAATGAAGAAGAGAACCTTCTTGATGCTGTGGCATTGGAAGCAGCGGCTAACGGAGAGTTTTCTGGAGATTTGGGACGTGGTTATAAAGCGGGAATGACAACTGCTGAATCTCTGCCTTTCATGGCTGAATTCATGATAAATCCTGCAACGGGAACAGGAGAGGCGATTAGTAAGGCTGCTGCAAAGAAGATCATCTCCAATTTTGGTAAAGAAGCAGCAAAAAGTACGATTGGAAAGATAGCTCGTAACTCAGTACGTGTAGCAGGAGATATTGCTGGTGCAGGGATAATGTCTGGTACTACTGGTGCGATGAGAACTTCTGCTGATGCTGTTGATAGGATGATTGGAGATGTGTCCCCCATCATTGACAGTGATGGATATTATCGTTTCGGTGGTACTGAAGGGGGTGAAGGCTTGGGAAAATCGTTAGTAAAAGCTTATGGAGCCAGTACGATTGAAAACTTCTCTGAAATGTTTGGTAATTACCTTGCTCCGATAGGTGGTGTACTTGGGACTAGTGCAAGGAAGGGTATGAGTAAAATCGGTTTAGGGAAGGTCAATAAGGTTGTTGGTGATATAAAATCGAGTGATATAGCAAGAGTTCTTGATGATTTCCAGTCTAAAACGCAGTGGAACGGAACAATTGGGGAGTATTTGGAAGAACAGGCAGGGATGGCTATGAATGCATTAACTGTTGGAGATAATAATCTATCGGATTTTATTGATGTGGATACTCAGATAGATACCTTTCTTGGTGTATCTTCACTTGGCGGATTATTTTCGGGAATTAAGACATTTGGATATGCGAAAAATAAATATTCAGCTAAACAGAAGTTGAATGAAGCAGATCGTTCAGCGGCTAATAATAGTGAGATTGATGAGCTGGATTGGAATGATTTGAAAGAACGGATTAATCAGGCTGATGATTCTGAATTGGTATCAATTCTTTCTGAAACATTTAGAAATGATGATATAAGGGATGATAGCAAGCAGGCCATTTTGTTATACGCTGGAAGATTGAAAGCTTATCATGGTGCAAGTCTGGCGGACTTGAAGAGAAAGACGGAAGGGGATACTCCTGATGAGATCGTTCAATCTCAGATGAACTTCGATGAGGGATATAAGCTTGCTGAAGCTGGCCGGTCAGAAAAGAGGAGCGCATTAAGGAATATGAATGAATTGGGGCGAAAGCTAGATGATGAATTCATTTATGCATCGGATGAGGATAGATATAATCTTGTCAGACAGCGTGCAGATGCAGGAGAAGATGTATCGAATGAGCTTGCTTATATAAATTCTCAATCAAAATTAGATGGAATGATTCTGGGTATTCGTGATGCGATAGATGGGAAAGTTGCAAAATCAAATCAATATATCACGAACCTTACCCATCAAGACGGGAATGTCTATGATGTGACCCTTACAGTAGATGAGAAGAAACATGTGTTTCCTATTAGCGGGAAGATCGTTTTTGATGAAAATGGGATAGTGGACAGGAAACAATCTGACAGTCGCTTTATTGTTCGTGATAATACGGGTAAAGTTGAGATGCGTTCTGTTGAGGATTTGTATAAATTGGAATCGTCTAACAATGCTGATGAATTGAAAGATATTACTGCACAAAGTATACGTGAACAAGAATCAGCAAGGCACGCTGAAGAGATAGAAACTCCCAGCGAGGAAGAGAAAGCGGAGGAAGTTGCATCTATTCAGCCTGGTGATGTTATTTCTCTTGATATGCAAGGTACTAAAGCTACTGCCACTGTACAATCAAAAAGTGATGGATCTACTATCTTGCAATTTGATGATCCTATTGAACATGAAGGCAAAAAGGTTCAGGCGATTGAATTGCCTGATGAGCAATTGCAAACTATGATTATCCCAGAGGAAGAAAAAGATAGCAATGTGATAGATTCTGTTAGTGAAAATGGGGTTTCACAGCTGACGGAAGAAAACAGATTGATAGATATGCCAATGGGAGCGGAAGAGATAATAAATCAGGAGGAAGAAAGTGCAGATGAGGTGGGAAGTAAATCCCCTCTACAAGACGATTCCGCTTCTACTATTTCCATTCCAATAGATGATAAGGGTAACTTATTATATCATAAGGCTCCAGTAGAAATGACTATTGCTGATTTGAATGACGGGAATCTAACAGCGGATGAGGTAGATGCGTTTGTTTCTGCTAATAGGGATGAAACTACAAAACTTTTGAAAAAAGTATCAGAAAAAGCTCCTAAAATAGGCACTAATAAGGCTAGGTATTTGGAAGAGAAGAAGAGGTGGGCTGATACTGTTGCTGATATAAATTCTCAGGTTGCATATTGGAATGAGGTTGAAGCACAACTGCAAGCTACTCGGGAACAACCAGGTGATACAACAGCTAATGAAATTAAGGCTATGGGTGAACCTTTGAATGGGGCTGAATTGGCAGCAATGATGTTGGGAGCTGGAAGATTGCCTTTACTTTATAATGATTATAAACGTGAGACAGGTTTCAGTAATTCGGATGCTCGTGGAATGTTTGGTATGTTCTCGACAAAGGATAATGGAGGCATGACGGTGGAACAGGCAGGTGAACAGTTGATGCTTGCCGATATGGAGGCTGGAACAAATTTCTTTGATCAGAACGATCCTAATGCCGGTCGTAATGCTATTCTTGATGTATTGTCATCAGCTCGTACCCGTGGTGGATTGATTAATTATATAAAGAATAACAGAGAAGCAATGGCTGAACGAGAACGGCAGGCAGAAGCTGAGGCTGACGAGTTAGCTAAAGAGCAATGGTTTCAGGATAATTACCATATGACATTTGAGGAATATCAACTCTGGGAGCAGGGCGAATTATTCACAGAATCAAATATGATTTCCGATGAGGAATACCAAAAATTTATGTCTATTTTTGCAGATAGAATACTAAATGAACAGGAAAATGACAGAAGAACATCGCAAGAAAGTGGAAGTAGCATTGCTGAAAGTGAAAGCAATGAGCAAGGAGGAATATCTGGAGTACGCGAATCAAGCAGCACAGTTCTGCAAGGAGAAGAATCTGTTTCAGCCGGGACAACTGGAAGAGTTGAAGAAGAATCCGGCCAGATTGATGCAAACGGTAGTGTTGAATATGACGCTTTACAAAGTGGTACATCCAGAGGAGAGTTAGTTTCGTCTTCCCGAAATCAGGAAAACGTTCCAGAAAGTATTCTTCCTCGCATTGAAGGAGAGTCTTTATTAGATTACGCTGGTCGTGTTAATGATGCTCATGTATTGCATGAAGAAGAGCAGAAAGTAAACCTCAATCCTACAGATGCTCAGAAAGAAACTGGAAATTATAAGAAGGGGCATATAAAAGTTGATGGATTCGATATAACCATTGAGAATCCGAAAGGAAGCGAGCGCAGCGGCGTAGATGCTAATGGTAAATCTTGGAGTATTACCATGAATAATACATATGGTTATATTAGAGGAACTGAAGGAGTAGATGGTGATCATATTGACTTATTCCTCGGAAACTCTGGTAATGGTGTGTATGTTGTGGACCAAGTCAATGAAGACGGTTCTTTCGATGAGCATAAAGTCATGTACGGATTTGGCTCTATTGATGAGGCGAAAGAAGCATACCTATCTAATTACTCTCCGGGATGGAAAGGACTAGGCAATATTACTAGTGTATCCAAAGAAACATTTAAGAAATGGATTGAGTCTTCTCGTCGTAAGACGAAGCCTTTCTCTGAATATAAAATATCCCAAAATAAAAAAACATGGCAGATGACAGCTAAAGAGTATGCTTATTCTGTTGGTTCTCCTAAAATGGAAATTGAAATAGATTCTGGCGTATCTTTTCATCAGCTCTCTAAAATGAGTGAGAAAGCTAAAGAATCACGAGCGAAACAACGAATTGAAAAACGGAATATCGCAAATAATAAATACCGACTAGCCGTAGAAGAGTGGGAAAATAAGATATGGGATGCATATCTCAATGGGGAGTTTTCTGCGAATGATGTTTATGATACTGAAGCTTTTTATGTTCTGTCGGAAAGGATAAATGATCTTGGGGTAGATATGGATTCGCCATTTAAGATTTCAAAAAGAAACCCGCAGGAAAGGGAAACGTATTTAAAAGGGATTGATAGCATTCTCTCGGAGAAGAAACAGGCTGATTCAGAGGAGCAAAGTATTATAGAACGAGCCAAGGATAACGGGACTTATATGAAGGCTCCGAACGGAAAACCTACAAGGCTTGATGAAAGACAATGGGTTCAGGTAAGGACTACGGCCTTCAAAAGATGGTTTGGTGATTGGGAGCAAAGTCCGGAGAATGCTTCTAAAGTTTTGGACGAGAATGGAGAACCTTTAGTGGTTTATCATGGTACATCTGGTGGTGGGTTTACAATATTCAATACTTATGGTTCTAATTTTGGCTTATTCGGACAAGGTTCTTACTTTACTGATAGCCGTGAAGTAGCGGAATCTTATACGGAAAAAGGGAAGGGAGACAAGAGACAGGTGTATGGTGTCTTCCTTAATATACGTCGTCCATTGGATATGAATAGCCACGATATTGCCAAGGGCTGGAAAGAAGCGTTGCCTGATGATATTAATGTGGAGATAGGTGAAGACTCTACGAATGAAAGTGTATATAAGAGTGTACTGGAATCTTTTGAGTACAATGAATATCCTAAAAGTGAGGCACAAGAAATATTGTATGATCTACCTGTAGCTCTGGGTTATGATGGTGTAACTCATATAGGTGGTGGTCGGTATAATAAAACGAGTGATATCAGACATCAGGTTTGGATTGCTATGGAACCGACACAAATAAAGTCGGCAACTGATAATAAGGGAGAGTTCTCTGGTGATAATGGTGATATACGTTTTCGTGAAGTGTATCATGGTAGCCCACATGATTTTGACCAATTTGATCATTCTTTTATAAATACCGGTGAAGGAGTACAAGCATTCGGATGGGGTACTTATGTAACAGAAGTAAATGGCATAGCAAAGGGGTATGCCGAGAAATTGGCCTCAAGATCGCAGACTAAACGTATAAATGAGCTGGCACGCAGTGTTGCAACCAAGAAAGATTTTATAAAAGCACGTAAACAAGATATAAAAAGAAATGAGGATTATGATAAATATGCCCGGGCTATTAAAAAGAACTTAAAAGGATTGTACACTGAATTGAAGAATGCGAAGAAAGAGGAGAATGAGAAAGATGTGCAATTTTACCAGAGTCTTGTTGAGTTGGTCGAACAGCAATTGGATCGTGATTACTATAACAATTTGATTGATAGTTTCTGGAATGACATCAATAATAGCCAGAAGGAAATTGATGAAATGGAGAAAGATATTGCGGATCTTAATCGGGAGATTAAAGAATTAAAAGGGAAACGTCATCTTTATACAGTGGAGATACCTGATTGTGACGGAATCAACTATTTGAATTGGAATAAGCCATTAACTGACATCCAAAAAAATATGATAGCCGATCAGGCTGAAAAAGATGGATATGGAGATTATCAAATATCTTATCGTGATGAGAATGGCAATCTTGTACTCAATACTTCAAGTGATGTTACCGGTGAGGCTCTTTATAAAGAGTTAAGTAAGGAGTTTTTGCTTGGATCAGATAAGGCTGCGAGTGAATTCTTGAATCGAGCAGGCTTTGTTGGTATAGAATATCCTGCCGAAGCAATGAGTGGAGGACGTGAAGATAATGCGAAGAACTACGTTATTTTCAATGAAAAAGATTTAGCGGTTGAGGAGCATGTTCGTTTTCGGGATAAAGGAAATGGTGCCATTAAAACTTATCATGGAAGTGGAGCCGAATTTGATAAATTTGATTTGGCACATTCTGGCGAGGGTAAAGGTGAAAGTATGATTGGCAAAGGGGTATACACAACCAAAGACAAACAGATAGCTACCAATTATTCAGATGTGGTCGGCAATAGGGAAATAGGTGGCAGGAAGCATCTTTATGAGGTGGAGATTCCTACCGACAATGGCAAGAACTATCTGGATTATGATAAGGTTTATGATATGGAGGAGATGTCTGAAATAGCGGGACGTTTGCACAATGTTGGTGTGAATGTGGACTTTGGCAGATATTTCAACGGTGGGAAAGCCAATGGGAAAAGTTTATATATGGTCATGGACTGGAGCATGCCGGATGGTATGAATGTGAACCAAGCTTTAAGCGATGCCGGTTATGTGGGATACAAATATAGTACTAGACATGATTTGGGAGGAAAGGAGAAACTTTTCCCGAAAAAAAGTTATGTGGTATTTGATGAGGGTAATACTACTATATCTAGTCATGAGCAGATTGAATCTGAGATTGAAAAATTATCTGATGTACTTCATGTGCCTGTTAAGATGGTCAGCAGCCTAGATGAGCTATCGGACGGAATGGCTCGCAGAGCTATTGAAAATGGAAGGAATGTGAAGGGGTGGTTTGATACCAAAACCGGTGAGGTAGTGGTCTATCTACCTAATGTAACCGGTGAAGAAGATGCTAAGGCTACATTTCTCCATGAGATTGTGGGCCATAAAGGATTACGTGCTTTATTAGGAGAAAAGTCATTTGATGACGAGATGGTCCGGTTATATGGGCTGCTTCCGGCTGAAGAACGGAAAATAGTGACGAGTGCAGCAGTACATGATTATGGAGGAAACGTGGCCATAGCAATGGACGAATATCTGGCTGAACAAGCAGAGAAAGATGAAACTCCTTCTTGGTGGAATAAGGTAGTGTCTGCCATACGTGACTTATTACGAAAAAAAGGAATTAATGTAACTCTTTCTAAGGGTGACGTTAAGTATTTGTTGTGGAGGAGTAGAAAGAAGTTGGAGAGTGCTAATCCGTTTGATGTGGCTAAAGATATAACTATGAGGTATAGATTGAGCCTAGGCGAGTTTAACGATTCATCTTTTCAACAGAAGTATGAGCAGATGAAAGATGAAATGGAACGATTAAATCTACTGAATTCTCATAATGTGTATTTGGCGAATGATAAGGATGAGTTGTGCTTTCAGATGTCTACAGATGGTGCTAGTGCCCGGTCTATAGATTATATTCGATCTATATTTGATAAAGCGGAAGAGGAACAAAAGAATTTTTTTGGTTTCTTTGATTATGAAACGGGTAAGATATATCTTTGTGCTAATCAAATAAAACATATTGAGCAATTACGAGCTAAGTGGGGCCATGAAATTTGCCATCAAATAACATCTAAGATTCCCGACAGTAGTTTGGCTGATCTATATGATATTATTGGTGCGGATGAAGTTGATGGTTTAATAGGCGATGCCTATTATTCCTTATCAAAAGAAAGAAAGGTAGATGAGTATATTTCCACGATAGTAGAAGAAATAATCTCTGATCAGGAATCTTTTGACGAAATAATGAATGGTGAAAATATTGATACGGTACTAGAAAATTGGGAACTCCCTTATGCTATAGTGCCATATATCGCAAATAGTTTTAAAAGTATATTTTATGGAAAGAAAGAAGATAAAGAAGTACTCGGAATTGAGCGAGGAGGAAAAGAAAGAGAGAATGAACTACGGTTGTCTGGCGATGTCCGAACTCAGGGAGAAGAAGGAGCCGAAGGAAGAGGAAGTCAAGAAGGTAAAATCCGGTTCCGACTTGGAGAAACCAACAAAGGAGAGGATCGCTTACGAAGAAAAGTTGAAGAACAATCCAACGGTTCAGGAGTAGAAGACTTCTCTTCTCAAGAGAGAGAAGAGATAGCTCAAAGAATGTATGAGGATTCTTTGGATAGGGTAAAGAATAAGATGTACCGATGGCAAGAGGCCTATCAAGATAGTATGCTTGGACTGAAAAAACTTCAGGAGGCTATTGTCAAGGAATCAGGAGAGGTTCTAAAATATTTCGAAGATGCTTATATGGCAGAGAATCAGATGAGCAGTAAGAGTGCGTTTGAAACGGAAGTGTACAAAGATAAGTTTCTTATTCCCATGCTAGATGCAATAAAAGCGATAACGGATAAGGGTGTGAATAGGGACGATGTCAATGCTTATGTAATGGCGAAACATGGACTTGAAAGAAATATTATCTTTGCGCAACGAGATGCTGAACAGGCGGCTAACAATAAGTTTGATGAACAAATCTCTGAGATAAATAAATCTCTTGATAAAGGTGATATCAGCCATGATGAGTGGGAGGAAAAGTTAGATAACTTGAATCTCCAAAAGAAGGACTTCTATGAGGCGGAGTATGAAAATAATCGTTTGAAGGATTATTCCGGACTTACACAATTGACAAATCAGGAGGAAGACTATGAAGAGGCTGCAAAGGAGATTGTGGATCAATTCGAGGAGGATCATGGAGAATTGTGTGATCAACTTTGGGAGAAGATTAATCTGGCAACGAAGTATACTTTGAAGAAGTCATACGAAAGCGGATTAATGACACGAAGTACTTATGATAAGGTAAGGAATATGTTTGAGTATTACGTCCCGTTGCGTGGGTGGAATGATGATATTGCAAGCGATGTGTATGAGTATATATTATCTGAACGTTCTATTTTTCAGGCTCCCGTGAAAGCAGCACTTGGTCGAAAATCTCAGGCTGATGATCCGTTTGCCAATATTGGGAACATGGCTGAAAGTGGAATACTGCAAGGGAATAGGAATTTGATGAAGCAAAAATTCCTTAATATGGTTCTGAATCGTCCTACTTCTTTAACTACAGTGAAGACGATGTGGTATGAAAATACCGGTTCCAGCGAAAATCCTAAATGGGTACAGTCTATTCCAGACATTCCTGTTGACGCAACGACGGATGAAATAGGAAAAGCTATTGAAGATCATGAAGCGAGAATGATTGAATTGAAAAAAAGCGGGATGGCTACAAAATCTACTAATAGTATAAAACTGGACTATCGTGCTTCTACACGCGAGAAGAATGAACATACGGTAGTTGTGAAAAGCGGGGGAAAAGAGTATGTGATATACATAAACGGCAATCCGAGAGCCGCACAAGCTATTAATGGATTGACAAATCCTGATGCTTTGGATAACAAATTTATGAAAGGTATTCAGTGGCTAAATAGACAGATGGCTGCAAACTTCACAACACGCAATCCTGCTTTTATTTTGAGTAATATGAGCCGGGATATTATTTTTTCGACTTCTGCTATTTGGATAAAAGAGAATTGGAAATATGCGAAACGTTTTGATAAGAATATAGTAAGGAATACTAAAGCTATTGTCGGACTGATGGCACGATATAAATCCGATAAGCTGGATATGAGTAATTCCAGAGATAGATACTTCCTGGAATTTCTAGAAAATGGCGGAGAAACCGGATATACTGCTTTACATAATGTAGAAGAGTATAAGAAGATGATGGACCGACATGTAAAGAAGTCGAATGGAGCGGTGGGGAGTGTGTCCTATGGTATACACGCTATTGTTGACGCTATTAGTTTTATGAATCGCTGCGCTGAAAATGTGAGCCGCTTTACAACATATCAGACAAGTCGTGAGATGGGAAGAGGCATAAGTGAGTCTGTACGGGATGCTAAGGAAGTTACTGTTAATTTCAATAAGAAAGGTGCGGGAGGATTGGGGGCCGGCACTTTTAAAAGCTTATTCTTATTTTTTAATGCAGCCGTTCAGTCTTTGAACAACTTCAAAGGACTCCACGATAAAAGCAAATCTAAGTTTTATACATCTATTGGAGGATTTGCGACTGCGGGAGTATTAGTTCCGATGATTAATAATGCCATCATAGAAATGCTGATAGGTGATGGGGATGATGATATGACTGATGAGGAAAGAATGGAGTGGAGAAAAAAGATGGATGCCTATGATAATCTGCCTGAATGGGTGAGAAGAAATAATTTCTGCATTTGGATAGGCGGAGAGAGATTTATTACGATTCCGTTACCGATTGAGTTGAGAGCGTTTTATGGAATGGGGGAAATGTGGTATCAGGCGGGTAAAGGTAATATGAATGGTATTGATGGGAAAGTTAATACGAAAAAAGTATCTGTCGATATGGTAAATCAACTTACGGAATTATTGCCTATTAATCCTCTTGGCGGTAATGGAGATGCATTAAGCGTTATTGTTCCTGATGCGGGGAAACCATTGTATCAGGCGTTTACGAATAGAGATTTTTTGGGGAAGCCAATATATAAAAAGAGTGATTATAATGAGGTGATGCCAGCATGGACAAAGGCATATACTGGAACTGCCAAATGGATGGTAAATAGTGCGGAATTTATCAATGAAGTGTCCGGAGGTGATAAATATATGCAGGGAGCGATTGATATGAATCCGGCTGTTATTGAATATATTTTTGAAGGATATTTTGGGGGTATGGGAAAAACGGCTAATCAGTTGTATAAAACTATATCTATGATATGGGAAGAAGATGAACGAATGTGGCGTAATGTTCCCGTTGCAAACAGATTTATATCCGGGAGTGATAACAAGATTGATTTCAGAAAGATGAATGAAACCTATTATCAATACATGGATGAATTTCAAGTGATTGAGCAACGCTTACGAGGATATGAGAATGAGGCGAATATGGGGATTGATAAATATGCGGAAAAATACGATTTTCTCAATGAATCGAAGGAGAATGAGCGATATCAGGTTATGAAAGAATATAAATCTATAATTGATGACATATACAAATCCATTAAAGAATCGGATCCGGATGAGAAGAAGGAAATGGAAATGGAGGTTAACCTGCTGAAGATGGAGATGATAGATGAACTTAGTAAGATAAAATAGAAGGAAAAGGGATATCGATTATTCGGTATCCCTCATGATTAATAGATAGAATGTATCCATACAGAGTTATACTTTCCTTTGCTTAAAAATATGAATTCATGGCGAAAAGAAAGTTAATACCAAAGTCTAGGATTACAGAGAGTGTGGAACTGGACAGTGTGAAAAGAGAAAGCAGTAGGGATTTAGGGAATAATTTTGATATTCTTCTCCAGGCGCAGCATTGCTGGGATGGCTTACGGAGTTACCGAGAAGAGCGTGCCAGAAATAAGCGATATACTTATGGCGATCAGTGGAGTGATCTGATAGAGGATGGAAACGGGAAACTGATTACAGAGGAGAAGTATATCATGGAGCAGGGAAGTATTCCTCTAAAAAATAACCTGATTAGAAGATTAGTTCGTACAGTGATGGGGGTGTACAGAGGACAGAGTAAGGAGCCTACATGTACGGCCAATGATAGAGATGAACAAAAACTCGGAGAGACAATGAGCATTGCGCTCCAATGTAATTGGAAAGCAAACCGTATGCAGGAAGTGAATGGGAGAATATTCGAGGAGTTTCTTATAGGTGGTGGAGCATTTGAAAAAGAAACGTATGATTGGAGAAATGATAAAATGGACTGTTGGAGTGATATGGTAAGTCCAAATCATATTTTCTTTGATGGAGCAATGAGGGATGTAAGGCATTGGGATGTGTCTCTTATAGGGGAAATTCATGATCTTACTTTTGAGCGGCTCTGCGTTTCTTTCGCTAAATCTCCAGAAGATTATAAGAAGTTTCGGGAAATTTATAATTTGGCTGCTGATAGACGGTATCTGTCTGAATATGCGGATAGACTGGCTAAGAGTAAACTTGAAAATATAGATTTTCTGGCTCCATACGATACTAATTTATGTAGGGTAATAGAAATATGGAGAAAGGAGCAAAAACCTAGATATAGATGTCACGATTATCTTAACGGTGATTATTACAAGGATGAGGTGGAAAATCTTCCTAATATAGAAGCCGAAAATCAGGCAAGAATAGAGGAAGGGTTGGCTGCTGGAATGGAGATGGATGATATACCATTGATTGAAACGGAATGGTTCATGGACGATTATTGGTACTATCGTTTTTTAACTCCTTTCGGTCAATGTCTGATGGAAGGGGAAACTCCATACAGGCATAGAAGTCACCCATATACAATTAAACTTTATCCTTTCATTGATGGGGAGATTCATAGCTTCGTGAGTGACGTGATTGATCAACAGAGGTATGTAAATAGGTTGATTACATTAAATGATTTTGTTATCCGAGCCAGTGCTAAGGGAGCCTTGCTGATTCCAGAGGAATGTATACCGGAAAATATGACTTCGGAGGATTTTGCGGATGAGTGGGCAAGGTTTAATGGAGTGATAGTGTATACTTCCGGGAAAACGGATAAGGTACCAACTCAGGTGGCGAACAAGAGTACAAATATTGGTATTTCGGAGATGTTGCAACTACAGATGAATTTAATGGAGGATGTAACCGGAGTAACGGGGGCATTGCAAGGAAAGCCGGGATATTCAGGCATGAGTGCTTCTCTTTATAATCAACAGCAGCAGAATGCATCTTCTTCACTCTTGGATTTACTTGAGTCTTTTTCTAGTTTTATTATTGAATCGAGCATTAAGAAAGTGAAGAATATTCAGCAGTTTTACGATAGTAAGCGAGTGTTGAATATTGTGGGACAAAGTGCTAATGGAGTTTCAGAATATGATCCGGAGAAGATTAATGATGTGGAGTTTGATCTTTCTATTGTAGAGAGTTCAAATACTCCAGCTTACAGGATGGTGGCTAATGATTTCTTAATGGAAATTTGGAAAACCGGACAAATCAGTGTGGAACAATTGCTGGAAAATGGCAATTTCCCGTTTGCGGATCGTTTGCTGCAGAGTATTAAGAGTCAACGTGAAGAATTGGAAAATGGTAATATTCCTCCGGGTATTTCTCCGGAAGTTCAGCAGCAGGTGGCACAAGGAGCCAATCTTCAAGCTGTGCAACAGTTACAAACTGCGATGAGATGAAATGATGGGTAGCCCAAAAGCTACCCATTATTGATTATCTGATTGCCATTTTGTATTGGATGGTCAGTATTTTTAGTCTTATCTGTAAGCGAGTAAAGAATGGAAGGTGAGGTGCGTTTTTCTTCCGAATTCTGGATGCTCTCATATATCGATGAAACATGAGACGTTTGGCTTCTTGAATTTCAGGGGTGATGGCTTCCATTTCCACATTTCTAGAAGAATATGGTGTGAAATAGAAACTTTCTCGGATCAAATCACTAACCTTTGCGGAGTATGACATTTGGCCATCATGTTTTAACTTTCTAAAAGATGGTCGATGCATGATTATTAACCTGTCTTTTTCGTCGGGCATAACGAAATATCGTTTCCCGTTCTGATTGTGGGCTTTGATGGCCATGTGGATAGCGAATTTTAATTTTAGCTCATCTACGTTGTAGTGGATGTAATTTACTAATTGCTTGAACATAATTGATGGATTTATAAGGTTGCCGCTGAAATGACTTTTCTTTTAGCAACCTTGGGTTTATTTTCTATTATTTTAGGTAGCGGCATGTTGTTGGAGATGTGTAGGGCAATAGCTCGTGTCATAAGTTTGTCGTCATGTTTCCCATCAATGGCTCCGAATGCACCATTCTTTTTCTTTTCGTAACACAGATATTCGTCTATGGTTTCTTTATCTCTCTCTATGTAAAGTTGTTCTTCGATATATTTTACTAAGTTGTCTATTATCAGAGGTTTAGTTAAGCGATTGGTTTGGAATCCCCACATCGTTGGACGCCCTTCTTTGATTGATTGCTCGGACGCTTCTCGTTTATACATATTGGGATATACTTCTCCAATTTGATTGAGAATGTATTCAGTGTGATCTCCATCGGTATCTTGATCCTTTTCGTAGGTGTTGCTTTCCACTACAAGCAGGGCACGATTATAAAACTCGGCAATTTGTGCCATTTTCCATGCTAACAGATCGTGCCGGATGTGTCCACTCCATTCTGCTACTATAACCGGTTTGTCACCGTACATGAGCCAGAAACGGTCTAGGACTGTAATTATGGAAAAGTCTGCTTTGTCTGATCGACCACCGACGTCGACTACTACGAGATATCGATTACTGACGATGATTTCTTTGTCCGGAAGCTCCCACACTTTGAACAGTCCCTGGCTGTCATGCACGAATCGTGTAGAGGACAGAGATTTTTTTCCTTCGGTGGCTTCTCCTCTTACTTCTCCTTTAAAACGAGGGTCCCTGCAGTATTTGCGTAATTCTTCTACCGCATATTGATCGAATACTTTTTTCCCGGAGTGTTTGAACGCTTCGATATCATCGGATGGAAATTCGGCTGCCATGTCTGAATGTGAGTTATAGGACTTACGTTTACTGACATACCAGTTGATGGCTTCGAGTGTGGCTCCCATCTTCCATAGTTTCCAAAGATAGCGTCCGCTTTCGGAGCGAGATGTTTCTTCTGTGTTTTCTCTATTGTCTATGAGGAAGTTGATGAAATTTTCTTTCTCATAATCTGATTTGAATGGTTTGGAATACATATCAATTTCAAACCATGAAACAAATACAGGGGTTCGGTCTGACTTCTTGTCTTTGGCAGCAAGCCATTCGGTGTGAAAGAAGTTGCCTGTTCCATTGGCTGTCGATTCAATGATGTCTATAGTAAGTGGCTCAAGAAGTATGGAGGAAGATACTGAACGTATGATGTCTTCCGGAGTCTTTCCATCGGTGGCTTTCCATAGTCCAACTTCAGACATGTGGGCTAAAGATATATCTCCACCACGGATTGAATCTGGACGTTCAGCTGTTCCAATGCATATTACTGAATCTCTTGCGACTTCTCCCTTTTGGGAGATGATGGTATCATTATGAGAGCCTTCATAAGGAGTTAATTCCAGTTTTCGGGAAGGATCTAAATCCAGTAATTCAGGTGGGTATTCTTTCAACATCTTAGAATACATGGCTCGTATCTTACGGGAGGTACCGGTATCTTGAGCTACGATGGCGGAGTAAAATCCTTCTTTGTGCACTAATTGAATCCAAGCCATATATATTTGCACTAAAGTGGACCCTCCCCATTGACGTGCTTTAAGTAGAATTACACGTATAGGAAGATCGGCAAGTCTCATTCTTTCGAGCACTAACAGGAGTTTCCGTTGTGGGCGATTGAGCTTGAATGGTATATTCTTTCCACCAAACTTATTTTTTATTTTGACGTATGAGTATGCCCAAAAGGGAAAGTCGTGTTTTATCCTTAACAGAACGAACTGCTTTATTAAGTTTTCCCGTTCCTGTTCAATCTCATCATCCGGAACATTTATAGATTTTAAAAATGATAATATAGAGCCACTCTTGGATAATTCAGTGACTAATTTTTTGTTAGCCATTGATATGGGGATATATTGTACCGGGAGAATATAATCAGACAATCGAAGAGGGACTCGTTCTAATGGTGAGCCTTCTCCAGTGAGCGGATTAAATGTGTCGTTTATCAGGTCCACCCTTCTCTTATTCTCTTTTATAATTTCAAAGGCAGTCATTTTTAAAATGATTTATGTTCTTGTAAATGGCCGACACAGTTAGTCCCAAGATGAAACATACGAGATGTATGGCACCTGCTATATGAGGGATAATGAAACCTGCAATCAATATAATGGTTACATAAATAATATTTTTTTTAGTGGGAGCTGATGTGAGGCTTATCCCTATTATGGAAAATATCATTCCTGATATTCCAACTGTTGGTATGGAAGAGGATACGATGAAAGATGCTAATACTGACATAAGATATATTGGAAGGAGGATTTTAGGAGATGTTTTTTTCTTTAAACAAAACCATAGTGCATAGATATTGGATAGCAGATGTATCAAACTTCCATGTATAAATGGATATGTGAAGTGTGTCCACCATGGTGAGGCTGACGAAACTCCATATATGCAGGATGGGATTCCTACGAAATAGATTATCGCAAGAATCGCAATAATTGTGATCTTTGTTGGCACCATTTTGACTTTATCTGACTGATTATTACTTTCGCTGACCCGGGTGTCATGTAGAAGCAAGGGGCTTCTTGGGCTACTACTATTTCTACTAATCTAAATATCCGCATATCTGGATTCTCTATGCGTAGTTTCATTACACGGCTATATATTTCTTCAAACATTCTCTTTTTATTATTTCCCATATAATCTATGTTGTTTCCTTTCATCATATAGGATATTACTTTAGAGGCTTGCTCTTCGGAGACCCAAAAGCGTTTTGACTTACTTTCGACAATTCGCTGGTAGACAACTTCCATGCTTTCTTCTTCCGGAGAGGACATTACGCATTCACGAAATACTCGTAGAAGATCAGAGTTTCGTTCATCTCTATATTCAAAAAAACGTCCTTTCTTTCCTCTTTTTCCCATAAGTGAAATAAAATAGAATGATTACTACGCTGATTGATACAAAGTTAATTAGAAATGACGCATACTCGTTAATATGTAGAAAAACATATATAAACATGGATTGTACATTTGCTTAAAATAATAATGACGTAAAATAAGATATGTATGGAAGATGAAGAAAAACAGGATGTTAAGAGCAAAAAACAACAGTTAATCGAACGGATGCAAGCTAAGAAGCCGGATTTGAACTACGACGACGAGGAGGCTTTATACGGTTCTATTTACGACGATTACGCCGATTACGACGTGAAATTGAAGGGGTACAAAGAGAATGAAGAAAAGTTGGTGTCAGCTTTTAATAAGGACCCGAGAGTGGCTAGTATGTTCTTGGCTATGACTAAAGGAGAAAATCCACTATTATATTTGATTGACAACTTTGGTCAAGAGGAGATAAGAGCTGCATTGGATGATCCGGAAATGAAAGAAAAGATCGTAGAACGGCAAAATGCTTATTTGGAGAGACAGGCAAAAAACAGTAAGTTGGAGGAAGAGGCAAAGGTGAATATCACAGTTTCATTGGATGCTCTGGAAGAAGCTAAAAATGACTTGGGATGTAGCGATGAAGATGCGGATAAAGCATTTGAATTGTTTGCGCAGATACAGGAAGACGCTATTGTGGACAAAGTGACAAAGGACACCTGGATTATGCTTTTGAAAGGCCTGAATCATGATATAGATATTGAAAATGCTGCTCATGAGGCTGAAATAAAAGGAAGAAACGCCAAAATAGACAAGGATAAGAAGAAAAAGACTATTCCAGATGGCATTCCTCCGCAATTGGGAGGACAGGGGGCTTTGGAAAACAAGGCTGGCAAGAAAATGGTGATTGAGGGGGCGTTAGCTAAATATTCGGATGATGATTCGGATGATATATGGGCGAGAGGAAAAAAAGTATAATTACTAATTTAATAGAAATAACAAGATGAAAAAAAGTTTTTTATTTAAAATGACAGGGGCTTTGCTCCTTATGCTCGTAGCTTTTTTGACAGGGGCTTCGGGTTGTGTATTATTTGCAGAGGGTGCGGTAGATTTGCCGGATGCGGGAAAGACGATTCCTGGAGCTGCTACTATTACAGCAGGTCAGGAGGCGGTGGATGAACTTTACACCCAGGAGATAGATAAAAGAATTACGAAAATCAGACCGATGGCTACTCCGATTGACCAAATCACACGCCATGCTAAAGCGATGAGTACGAAGAGTATGGAGGTGAAGTATTATACTGTGGGTACTCGTCCTATTAAGGGAAAGCTTACGGCTGCATTCACCGCCCAGACGACAGGAAATACGGCTGAATTGACAGTGAGCGATCCTGACATGTTTAGTGAATCAGATACTATTCGTGTGATTGGCGTAATGGGGTATAAAGAAGATGGGGTTACGGTGGATACGAAAGAATTGGTTCTTTGTGTATCAGGTGCTGCCGCTTCCGGCAATCCTTTGGTTTATGCGGTGAATGGGAAAAAAGATGGTAATGGTAACCCTATTTGGATTCCGGCTATTCCCATTAATACGGTTATCGTGCGTATGGGAAAGGCTTGTGCGGAATTGGATGCTCAGACTAGTTCATTCAGCAATATCCCAACCCCGGAAGTGCAGTATTGCCAGAACTTCATGACACAGGTGGAACAGTCTACTCTTGACAAATTGCAAAGTAAAGAGGTGGAATGGAACTTTAGTGATCTGGAAGAGGATTCTATTTTCGATATGAGAATGGGTATGGAGAATACGTTCTTGTTCGGTGTAAAAGGAAAAGCGAAACATCCTGTGAAAAAGCAGAATGTATGGTTTACTGGAGGTATCTGGTGGATGGCCGGAAAAGATATTATTGTGGGAGATTGGAATGACACTACTGGAGAGGCTGAAATTACAGATAATGAATTGGTGGATATTACCAAAGACTTATTTACGGGCGTTGGTGTAGGAAATAAGCGTAAGATCCTGTTTGCGGGTAGTGACATGCTTGCTGCATTCTCTAAGATTAAGTCAGATAAGTTCCGATTGAAAGAGAGTGTTGAAAACTGGAGCTTGAAATTTAAAAGTTTTGATACGGATTTCGGTGAGGTTTTAGTTATCCATCATGAATTGTTTGACCAAAACGGTATGAGTGACTGCGGGCTGGTTCTTGATCCTCAGTTCTTGACTAAAAGAACCTTTGTAAGTTGGAGTCGAAATATTCTGGATTTGAAATCTGCAGGGGTAAGAAATACGGATGCGATTGTATTGCAGGAAATTAGCTGTGTTTATCTGCGATATGCCAAGGCGCATGCTCGATTAAAATTGGCTAAAGCTGCGTAATTATAAATTATTATATAATGGGGAGCGGAATTATCCCGCTCCTTTTTAATACATATAAATATGATAAAAGTATATAGATGTGTGTCTGAAATTTCTTTTAACCTAAAAATTGACGGGAATAAAAGAAGAATCAATTTTGAACCGATGACCGGTGGAAGAAGTCAGTTTCGAACAAATGAATGTAAGGTACAGGAAGGGATTGAGAAACTGGATCAATTTGGAAATATCATTCATGTGGTTGAAGTTATTGAAGAAGATGGAGATGATACGGCAAAAGACGAAGTCAAGTCAGGTTCACAAGAGGATATTACTAAAGAAAATATCGATAAGGGGGGCGAAAACCTTCTTGATAGCAAAGAAGGAAAGGGAATACTGAATGAAGGTGGGGCTGATGCCGAAAAAGATATTCAGAAAGACATAACCTCTTTTGCCGAAGCCAAAGAATATCTTATCACTAAAGGATGTGAGAAGACTATACGGAGCAAAGATAATATATTAAATTATGCAAAAGAACTTGGTGTCGAATTTCCTAATCTGAAATAAAATGAATTACAGCGTTCAAGATGTGATTAGAGATGTACGTAAGACGTTGGATGAAAATGAGGTTAATACCTTTTTTATTGATGATGTTTATACTATTTCTATGGACGCTATTATCGAACAGAAAATACTGGATGCGGTAAGAAGTGTAACAGAAGCTGCTCCTTCGAGATTATTGGATGGTGGCGTGGACTTTGCTTCTATGATTAATTGGGAGAGTGGGGCAAAAGGAAAAGGAATGGGCTATACTTTTCTCCCCGATGATTATATGCGATTAATTATTTTTCAAATGAGCGACTGGAGAAGGCCTGTTATAACTCCAATTGAAGATACTGATCCATTATATTTTTTACAAAAATCAAAGTTTGCAGGAATTAGAGGAGGTATAGATAAACCAGTTTGTGCAATAACGACTTATCCTACGGGTAAAGTAATGGAATTTTATTCATGTGTTGGAGGTGAATCTGTCACTGTAAAAGTGGCGAAATATCTGCCTTATCCCTTTATAAAGGATGATTCTATAGATATTTGCGCCAATATATATACCCCTATTATTTATTATACTGCCGGCCTTGTATGTATGACATATAAGGAAAAGGATCAGGGAGAGTTATTGTTTTCAATCGCTAAAGACTTCTTGAAATGAAAGATATGCATAATCTCGGGATATTTGATTCCTTAGTAAAAGTATGGGATTCATACCCTTATGGAGGATGTCCAGGAGACTATGTTGTGATAGGAGGTGAAGTTGTATATTGGAACGATGAGCGTAGGGTTTGGGGAGATTTTGGAAGTGATATTTCGTCAGACAAGAATCAAATTGTTGAAGGGAATTTGACAATTGAAAAGAATCTGACTATCGGGGGGGATACCAAGGGAAATACTGCTGATTTTAAGAAAATTGTAGCAGAGACTCTCAATATAAAGAATCCTCCTTATGCTTTGAAAGTGCATAATCATGATGATGTTTATGCACTTTCAAAGCATAAACACCAGTTGGAAGATATTATTGAAAGTGGTGAGGGGGTAGTTGTCCCTGGTAAAATAGAAAATGCAAAATATGCAGACGTAGCATACGATTTAGATAAAAACAGCCCGGGAAACAGACGTTTTATAAGCAGACTCAACGATGACACAGCTTCCGGTCATTTAACGCTGGAGAAAGGTGCTACATCTAAAGGGTTATTTGAAGCTAATAATGGCTTGGTCGTTCGCAAAACGGAAGTTGTAGAGCCTATGCTGATGTCTTTATTATCAGAAGAGTTCGAAGAAGGTATTGTAGAAGAGAACGAAGATGTATTCATCGAAGAACTGTCTATCCGAGCACCCGGTAGTGCCAGTACATTAGGAGAGCTTGACAATGTAGATGATGACGCTGACAGTGCTGTATTAGGTTCTTTATTTGTAAAAGGCGAGAATTGGGAAGCCGTTCCACCTGTACTTAGTTCTCTGACGGATTTTGATAATATGCTCATGCCTGTTTATCATCAGGTATTAGGTAAATGGGTATTTATATCGGTGTCGTCAATCACTGGCGGAGTTACTCCCCCAGTGAATTTAGAAATGGTACTAGATACAGGTCTATTAGATGTAAATAAATTAGTGTGATTATGAATAAGTTAACGAAAGAATTTCAATCGGGCGAAGTGCTGAAAGCACAAGACTTGAACACAATAAAGGACAAAGTAAACGAACTTGTAGAGGATGCTAATTCTGGAAGTGGTGCAACGATAGACATTGATTCTTCACTTAGTACTACTTCTACCAATCCGGTACAAAATAAGGTCATAACCGAAGAACTAAATAAAAAGGTAAATAGCGAAGCAGGAAAAGGACTGTCGACTAACGATTTTGATAATGAATATAAGTTGAAAGTCGATAATATGTCCGGCGGCGGAGTCGCATCTACTACCGAGAAAGGTTTTTTTGTTTGCGATTCAAACGGTAATATAGCCTTCAGATATGACTCTAACGGGTTTGATGCAGCTGAATTGAGCACTCACTTTAAGTCATTATTGCAGATAAATATTGGCTCTAAGTGGAAAGGAAAAACAATCAATGTATTGGGTGACAGTAATACCCAGTTTGGGAAGTATACCACTCCATTAGCAAAATTGCTCCAATGCACACTGAACAATTACGGTGTAACAGGTACGCGAATCGCATCTGCGGCTGAATCAAACACGGACTGTTTTTGTGTCCGCTATCCAAGTATGGATAATGTTTGCGATGCTGTTTTGGTCATGGGTGGTACAAACGATTGGAATCAGGCATGGTCTGAACCTTTTGGCACGTTTTCCGACAGGACACGTTATACTTTTTGCGGTGCTCTTCATTTTCTGTATTCTGGACTTATAGAGAAATATCCCAGTAAACCTATTATAATCTGTACTATTCCGCATAATAAAAATGAAGCGTATTCACACATGACGCCTTCGCAATACATTAGTGACAACGGGGAAGGCATAACCTTGAATCATAATGGCAAGACACTGGATAATTATTCCGATATGATAATACGTGTTGCTCGCTGGTATGGCCTTCCGGTGATTGATGTGCGTCATGCGTTCGCCTCCGGTGTTCTCGCACAGTATTTTTCAGACGATGTTCATTTTAATGAGGTTGGAGGAAGTATGATTGCAAGATATATCGCTGTTGAAATGGAACATATTTACGATAAATTTTATAAGGAGATACAATAATGGGAAGAGCAATACAAGTAACAGACCTGTCATTTACAACAAATCTGGGTAAGATAACGATTATATCCGGTGGTGATATTCCGGAAGTGATTGAAATATCTGGCATAAACATTGTTGGTAAGGCGTCAACTATACAGGACTATTTGCAATTGTCCGTATCATATACTCCTTCTAATACCACTCAAAAAGGTGTGACTTGGAAGAGTAGTGATGATACAATTGCCACTGTCAATTCATCCGGCTATATAACAGTGAAGAAGAGTGGAACGGTAACAATTACTGCTACATCGATGTATAATAGTTCGTTAGTTGATAGCTTTACCGCCAACTGTTCTGTCAGTCAGACACAAATACCCGTAACCTCACTATCCGTAACTGGAAGTACCAGTGGGAAAATAGGCGAGACAATTCAGTTGACTGCCACTGTGCAACCTGCTAATGCAACAAATAAGAGTGTGACTTGGCAGAGTAGTAATGAAGCTATTGCGACGGTTGACAGTTCAGGCCTTGTTACTTTGAAAGCGGAAGGAAATGTAACTATTACAGCAACATCTGTATCTGAAACATCGATCTCAAATACAATATCAATAGCAGTTACGGCTTCATCTTCTGCAACTGGTAGTGTGGTTGAAGTATATAACGCTTATCTGACTGCTTCCGGACGACCTTCCACTTCGCAGTTGTTGAATATGCTCAATGAATTAAAGGATAACGGTATTCTTGATAAAATGGATGAATTGTATTATTTGGCAGGGAGTTCCTATCAACAAGTAAAATTTAATATTGTAAACACAGCACAAACACTTGTAATACCATCTTCTAATAGCGCAAACTTTACAATTAACGCAGATGGAATAAAGAGTACAGATTCGACAAGAAACTATTTTCTGACAATGAATACGGTTTTACCTATTTCAGATTCATTCATCGCACAATGTGGCAAGGATTATGAACTAGGTAGATGGACATGTGGATATAAAACTTCTGTGTGGGAAGTAGCTATACAGCCTAACTTAGATAGCGGTAATATTCTAAGGCTTATCTCTTCAAATCAACTGTCTGCAACCCCAGACAATACGGTTGAATCAGGTGCTACCGTTTTATCGTTGTCAGGTGACAAAAAATGGTACTATGACAATTCAAAAGGTTCGTTTGAAGGAACGTATGATCCTAAAACAGCGGAGGTTATTAATGGCCCAGGTATCTTGTTTATGAATAATGGCTCTGAATTTACATCAAATCCGGGTATCTCTGTAAAATTCGCCTGCTGTGGAAGTGTCGCATTAACCAAATCCGAATCTTTAAAGTTAAGAGAATTATTTGATAAGTATTATTCATTGTTGTGATACCATAAATATGGCAATATTAAGTAACGGTAAATTTTACGGCTTTCTCTGTTCGGTGAAAGAGACAGGACAAAAATTAGCGAATGGAGTAAAAGAGTATGTGGAAGATTTCATGTCCGGCTTTGCAGGACATGGTTGGAAACTCTGGGAGTACATGACTGGTAAATGGAAACTGGAGATTGATACGATCGTGGTTCGTGAAACTATGATTGTTTTTGAAATGCTGATAAGCAAGGTTCGGGCGATAATTGGTGCGCAGGCCATCACGCAGGGACACGGGAAAGTAAAATCAGTCGGAATCTCTGATGATGGTACAGAATACCTTATCGAGTTGGAGGATGAAGATGTGAGCATTGTTGCGCATGATTTCGTGCGCTGTCAGACATTCGTAGGAGATAAGACAAAACTTTATCATGTCGAAGTATCATCGGTTGATGTAGAGACAAAAACCTTACACGTGCCTTTATCGGAATTTGATAAAGATGAATCCGGTAATGTTCTCAATGTTCCCACTGCAGGTGATGAACTGGTCCAGTTCGGTAATTCACAGAATAAAGCTCGCCAGTCTGCCATCTATATGCATGCCGACGAAACAGGACAACCAGCCATTGACGTGATGTTCGATCTTGACAGTAAGAATTGGGAAGGAAAGGTTAAGGTTCGTATGGGTGGTGATATACCGGGTGGCAATGGATTGAAAGGGTTCTACAGTGTCAACGGTATGGTAAAAGCGGTGGATGATAAAGGTGCTGTCATTTATGAGTTGTCTCCTGATGGTTCAGTCAATCTTGGAAAGGGAAACATTGTGTATAGTCCTTCCACAAACAAAGTAACTCTCGGTTCAGGTGTAACCTTAACATGGAATAACCTTGATAATGAGAGTAAAGAAAATCTGAAAGGTGAACCGGGAAAAGACGGTGCCGACGGTAAAAATGGACAAGACGGAAAGGATGGATACAATGGCATAGACGGAGCGGACGGTATAAATGGCAAGGATGGAGCTAGCTTGGTGTATAAAGGAGAATATTCCTCTCATCCTTCCAACCCCCAAAACGGTTGGTATTATCGTAATACAACAGATAAGAAGTGCTATGTTTATCAGGATAATTCTTGGTATGTTATGACTGTTGACGGTTCGGATGGTAAGAACGGTCTGGACGGAGTTAACGGTGAAGATGGTAAGGATGGTCTTGATATTGTTTGGAAGGGAGACTCTTCTACTCCTCCTTCCAATCCTCAAAAAAATTGGGTGTATCGTGATACGGATAACGGTCGGGTTTATATTTATAATGGATTGGCATGGGAATTAATGGTAGCAGATGGTAATGACGGGACGGATGGAACAAATGGAATTGATGGCACACCCGGTGCCGACGGTGAACCGGGTAAGGATGGAATGAGGGTGTATATAACCTATCATGACAGCGAAGAAGAACCGGAAATACCAGTCGGAGATGGTACGACAAACGGCTGGCATACGGATTCAACTGAATCCGTTATTTGGATTTCTCAAAAAGTATCGGAAAGTGCGGATTCAGGTGAATGGGGTGATCCTATACGAGTAAAAGGGGAGCCGGGTAAGGATGGTCAGGACGCAAATCTTTTGCCGTGGATTGAAAAGTGGAACGGTTATGCAACGGAATTGGGTGAAGAGTATATTGTTACTCCCAAGATGTTTTCGGGCACAAAATCTGCTGACGGAAAACTGACCGGAATAGCGCAAGGGAAGGATTGTCTCACGGCAGCAGATGGTACTACACGCACTGGTATATTTGCTCTTGTGGATAATGAGATAGTATTTGAACTTGATCCGCTTACGAAAAAGTATGCATTCAGGGGGAAAGTTGAAACTCAAATAAGTGGAAAAAGAATAGTTCTCGATCCGGAAAATAGCTCTTTTGAAATGTATAATATAAATGACGTGTTGGTCTTTTCATTATCGTTTGAAGGAAATGCATCTTCTGCTTATCCCAAATTTTTGATACAAGGGACAGAATTCACAGAGTACTATCCATATATTTCAATGACAGGAAAATCTATAAATGCCAAGATGTATTGTTCTGAAAAAGGAAGTTCTGCAGATGTTACTTGGGGAATTTCAGAAAATGGAATATATCACAAAAAAAACAATCAAGGGTTTAGTTTGAATGTAGACCTTGCTCAAACAAATATCCCGATTGTCGGAGGCTCTCAAAGCCTTCATCTAACTAGATTTGCTCCGGGCTTTTTACCGGGGTATAGTACTGCAAAAACAGGAGAAGTATATGTAACTTCAGATGGTACACTTAAAATTAAAGGGTATTCGGTTGAATCATAATTAAAGAAATAACAATGGAACTAAATGACTGGATAACAATATTAGGTACCTTAGGAGGCTTGGAAGCAATCAAATGGATAGTTAACTTCTACGTTAACCGGAAAACAAATGCTCGAAAAGAAGATGCGGCAGCAGATGCAGCAGAGAACGAGAATGAGAGAAAACAGGTTGCCTGGTTGGAAGAGCGCATCGCTCAACGAGACGCAAAGATTGATGCTATCTACGTTGAACTCCGGCAGGAACAAGCAGAGAAGCTCCAACTCATACACGATAAGCACGAGCTGGAACTTAAACTTAAAGAAGCCGAGATAAAGAAATGTGATGTTCGCGGATGTTCCAATCGGCAGCCGCCAAGTGATTATTAATTTAAAAGAAAAGGAAAAGAAATGAGTTTACCAAGAGGTTTGAAAAATTGTAATCCTGGCAATATCCGGATCACAAAGGACAAGTGGGTAGGATTGAAAGAGGTTCAGGAAGATAAGTCATTCTTCCAGTTCAAGGAAATGAAGTGGGGATACCGGGCACTAATCCGGACCTTGCAGAATTACCGCAAGAAGCACGGCTGCCGGACAATCGCAGACTTTATCAAGAGGTGGGCACCGGAGACGGAGAATAACACGTCAGGGTATGTCAATCGTGTATGCAGTGAGATGCAGGTTCGAAGTACGTATGTTCCTGATGTAGACGACGAGGCGACCATGTGCGCTTTCGCTGCCGCTATCTCAAGGGTGGAAAACGGTGTGCCGGCTGTTATAGCCGACATTGAAAAGGGGTGGGAGTTGCTATGAAAGCTCTTCCTTGGATATTAGTTGTATTGCTTGTAGTGGCGGTTCTGTTTCTATGGAACCGCCAACAGGAACATGATGTGGTATTTCGTCCGGATACAACCGAATACGTCGAAACTATTCCTTTCTATTATCCAGTCGCCCGGGATAGTGTTATAAAAAGGTATGAGACAGTGAAATTGCCCGTAAAGAAAGATACTTGCGAAGTGAAGCAAGATACTTGTGTTCCTGATTCGGCAGAGGTGGTTATTCCTATTACCCAGAAGATATACGAAGATAGCCTATACCGGGCATGGGTATCGGGGTATGATGTAAGTTTGGATAGTATAAAGGTGAATGCTCGGACACTGGAGATAAAGATTCCTGTGCTAATTCCTGCTAAACGAAAGAGATGGGGGGTAGGCTTGCAGGCAGGTTATGGTTATCCGAATGGGTGGTATGTAGGTGTTGGGGTGAGTTGCAATTTATGGCAGTGGTGAATTTTCTCTATAAAATAGTTTTTTCTTGTAATTTATTTGCTATTTTTGTACCAACTAACAACTATAGAACACATAATTATGGCTGGGATTTTAAATGAATATTTAGATAAAAGGTTGTCTTTTACTGGATTACAACAGGAGTTGGAAAGGCTTGTTAAAGAATACAATAGTTACACTGGAAGATACTTATTAATATATGCTTCTGATTTTAATAAAGCCAAACAAGGTGTGCCAGATATTTCAATGGATCAAGATGACTTTTACAATATTCAAGATATATTGAGGGAAAGTACAGAATCCCGAATTGATGTTTATATTGAAACTCCTGGTGGAAGTGGAGAGGCGGCAGAAGAAATAGCACGATTCTTGCATAAGAAATTTGAGGAAGTAAATTTTGTAATCGCGAGTGAGTCTAAAAGTGCTGGTACTATTTTAGTTTTATCTGGTGATAATATATACATGACTGAGACAGGAAGCCTTGGTCCCATTGATGCACAAACTCGCATCGGAAGGTCTATTCAATCAGCGTATGATTATAAAGAATGGATAGAGCAAAAGAGAGAAGAAGCTTTAAGAAATAAATATTTGAATCCTGTTGATGCACAGATTATTGCTCAAATTACACCAGGAGAGTTATCTGGAATTGTAAATGCCTTAGAATTTGCAAAAGATTTGGTTTCAAATTGGTTAGTTCAATATAAGTTTAAAAATTGGACTAAAAGAGAAAGTTCTGGTGCTATTGTAACCGATGAGTACAAACGGGCTAGAGCAAAAGAAGTAGCTGATAAATTATGTAATCATGGATTATGGAGATCACATGGACGCTCTATTAAAATAGAGGATTTAAAAGAAATTATTTTAATTGAGCGAGTCGAGGATGACGCTAATTTAGCAGATATAGTATATCGTATAAAAATAGTATTGAAGCTATTGTTTGGTAGTTCTACAATATATAAAATCTACCGAACGGCTGATACTCTTCTTTCAAAAACAGCAGTGATGGCAATGAATGACAGTAAAGGTATGAAAATACCATTACCTCAGCCGAAAGAACAAAAAGAGGTAAGAGGTGCCGAGATACAAATACGTTGTTCGAAATGTGGTAAACAGCATACTGTAAATGCATATTTTCAGATTTCTAGCGAAGAGGCGAAAAAAATGGGTCTACTTTTTAATCCTAATATAGATGAACGTAATAATTTGATATGTGATAATTGCGGTTTCTTGACAGATTTAAATCCGGTAATGAATCAACTTGAACAAAAAGAAAAATCTAAAGTTATTATTAGGTAAATATAAATTAAGAGAAGATGAAGACATATATTGTAGAATACAATCCAGAACAGCAGACATCTGATGTCTTGGTAGAATTTGTAAAAGATACACAATGTGGTGTTTACACTCAAGGAGAGAGTTCTCAAGAATGTAAAATAGAGTTCCATGAAGACTATCAGCTTGATTACAGTCAAGTAGAACGAGAAAATGATGGTTTCTTATTTCTTGGATTATGTTACTAAATGCTACACAATAAAGGCGGAAGCTCAATAAGCTGTTTTTTACTCATTTGCCCCGTTTCCAAAATTCGGGGCTTTTCTTTTGGTTATCTCATTTATAATTATTATATTTGTGTACAGACGTGGATGTCTGTTGTATCATCTCTCTATAGAAAAGTTGCTAGATTTCAGGGGCGAGAGACAATACGCTATTTACTCCAAAAGGAATGAGCCTCGACTAAGTGTAGTCGGGGCTTTTAATTTTGCAATTTGATGTGACATCTCTCCAAATCATAAATTTAAAAGCATACCTTTGTGGCATAACTTAAACGATACATTTATGGAAAATGGTATTTTATATATAATAGGAAATGGCTTAGATAAATATCATAAAATAAACACTGGTTATGATGACTGGTATAACTATGTAAAAAAAAGAAAAAATAGCATTACCTATCTTTTTTTTAATATAGAAGAATTTTTTGAAACATATTTTGAAGTAAAACCTCAAATTGATAAAAAAAACGAATGTTTGTGGTCTGATTTTGAATCTTTTTTAGGGACTTTTAATTCAAAATTGTTTTATGAAGATAACGATGAAACTTCGGAATGGTACTTTGAACAAGACATCCCTCCGTCGGGTGGTTATGATGGATTAAAGAGCGACTTAATTACTCACGCGTACGAATGGCAGAATAAAATTAGAGGTTTATTTTTCGATTGGATTAAAGATGTTTCCGAAACCGAGATAGAACTAAGAAATATGCATTTTGAAAAAAATGCTCTCTTTTTATCTTTTAACTATACCCCTACACTTGAAAGATTCTACAATATTCCAAAAGTTTTTCATATACATGGATATATTGGCGATGGTAATGAGGAAAATCTTGTTTTTGGACATGGAATGGAAGTTTCAGAAGGTGAAACATCTGAACTAGATGAAAATGGAGAAAGCAATAGAACTCCCAGTTATGACGCAGAAGCAGCCTCTCATGCTCTTTTTTATCAATTTCAAAAGCCAGTGAAGGATATTATTGACAAAAACCTAAGTTTTTTTGATTCTTTAAGATATATCGAAAAGGTAGTTGTATTAGGACATTCTCTTAATGAAATAGATATGCCATATATTTGTAAAATTAGAGATTCTATTTCAGATAGTTCTAGTTGGATAATAGTCTGTTATACTGACGATGATAAACAGCGTGCAAAAACAGTAATGGAAAATATAGGAGTTGCTGCAGATTCACGTAAGTTGTTGTCTTGGGAAGAATATGAGAAAGGCTTGTTTTAACGAATTTAGAATCTGTAAAGTATAGTTTTATGAACCAAAATGTCGAATACGAGAAGTTTACACAAGAAATATATCAGGAGTTAAGCAATGCTCGTGGTATTACAACCAATGTTGAACACAATGTCAAGCTCATTGGTAAGTCAGGACAAAAACATCAAATAGATGTATACTGGGAATATAAAATAGCTGGTGTTCAGCACAAAGTAGCTATCGAATGCAAAAATTATAACCGTAAGCTCTCTGTTGATAAAGTAAATGCATTTCGCGGTGTATTGGCTGACCTTACTGATGTTAAAGGTATTATGATAACTCAAAAGGGCTACCAGGCAGGAGCAAAAAAAATAGCAGATTCTTGCGGAATTAATCTAAAAGAATTAAGAACTCCTAGTGAAGATGATGATTGCATAATAGCAGAAACAAGGATCAGTTTCGGTATATCTCTTACCCAACGTGTTTTTTCACTTGATAATGATTGGGCAAAAGCAAATAATATAAATTGGTTATCATATAGAAACTTCAATGCCAGCTTTTCACAACGAGGCAATGAATGGGGAAAAGATTATCTCCCTTTAGATACCGCTGAAGATGAAATTCTTGATGAAAAAGGTAATGTAATTACAACTTTTGATAAATTAGTAGATGAACTTCCTCAAAAAGCAGTACATGTATTCGATTTTAAGAACGCCTATGTTATTACCCATAATTGGGGAAAAGTAAAAATTAAAACGGTCAAATATATTAATAGCAAGACACATGAACAGAGATTTATTACTCTTGATGCGAGGAATATAACAAAAGCAATACTCAAGGATGCACTAAGTGGTGAAATAATGTTCTTTTTTAAGAGAAGATATAACAGAGGTAGCAAATAAGCTACCTCTGTCAATTATAAATAGTTTTTTCCCAATCATCCAACACAGTAACATCCCACCGCGGAAGATCCGGATTAATATAGGTTACAGACCTACCATACACAGAGAAACTTTTTCCGATAAACTCACTTATTGCTTCATCTTCTCCTTTTTGCCTCTATAAACTCTTTTATCATGATATCAGATATTCTTTTTGAATTATAGATTAATATATAGAAAGCATATCTTTCTTTTTATGGGTTTATTTGCGTACTAAAGTAATGAATATGGATGTAGTTCTAAATATAAAGAAAGCTTATGTGTATGACGAAGTAGCGAAACTTACTGGGTATGTTGGAGCTAAGACTATTGAAGATACCGGGAAAGCCTATGACCGAGTATTTACTACGGATGATGATAGATTAATGCTGGAAAGGTTTTGGAGAGAAGCTGTTGGTGCTATTACGGATGAAATAAAAAGATTTATAACCAATGTTAGCACTCAGGCTAATGCACAAACTGTGGATATTAGTGAGGTCTGGACTGCTAATTTGGAAATGCCAAGTAACTTTGATAATAATCTGATTGATTCGATTAATGATTCTCTTTTTTCTTATGCTGTTAATTCAATTGTCAGTAAATGGTTTGCTATAACTAATAAGGAGGAGGCAGACATGTATTCAGGGATGGCTGTGAATTGTGGTAATGAAGCTAAAAGTAAGTTGTATTACCGGAAAAAGCCTAAGAGGGTGGTCCCGTCTATTTGAAAATATTCATTTTAAAAAGAAATATATATGGCGAAGAAGGAGTTGGTTATTACTTTGGTTAAAACAGAGCTGGTTTATGAGGTGCAAAACAAAACACACTTGACAGGTATTAGCCGTGACAATGGTAATAATTTTGAGCAGGTGGCAAATATGCAGATGGGAGATGACGAAGAACACAAGAATCAAATACTTCGTTCTTTGGGCGATGCTTATAGGGAGCTAAAGACAAAAATGTCGAATTATCTAGTTGGCAATACGGATAAGTCTAATGACATCCAAGAGGTGGAAGATGGTGATTTCAAATTAACATTGAAAATGCCAAGTAACTTTAATCAGGCTGTGCTGGATAGTATTGCCGCTGCTTGTCACAGGTATTTAGTTAATACAGCGATATGTGATTGGTTTATGATAACAAATCCAAATGAGGCGAAGAACTATGCGGATTTGGCTGCTATCGCTATACAATCTATTAGGGAATCCGTAAACAAAAGGATAATTCCTACAAGAGTTGTTCCAAATGTATCAGAGTGATGGATCGGTGTATCACAATAAAATTAATAAGGTCGGAACTAGTATATAATATAGAACTGGTTGCATACGCTGTAGGAGAGACTGTGAAAAGTGAGGATGAGAGAGAGAGCAGTTTGGTAATAGATATTTGTGATGACGGTAAAGTCGATAAGGTGACTATGTGCCTTAACAAGGCTTGGGGAGAATTATTGAATGATATGACCGGATATACCAAGATTGAGACTGATGAAGATATTAATACGGATAACACATTTGTTTCTCCAGAAGAGTATTTGGTTTGTATATGTGTTCCCGATAGTTTCTCTAAACTTAATGTGGAAGCCGTCAAAAATGCGATGCATGCCTATCTGGTGAATAAAGTCTTATCCGGATGGTTTGCTGTTACAAAGAAGGATGAGGTGGCATATTATGAAAGTGAGGCGTTGGCTGAAATAGCAAAGGTAAAAAGGTTTCTAAATATGAGAGTAAAACCTATTAGGATAAAAATGCATCCTTTCTAAGGGATACGGGTAGTCAATAAAGCGTTGACTACCCGTATTGGTTTATCTGAGCTTGTTCGTCTGTCGAGTTTCAAATATTATGGATGTTCCTGATAGGCTTTCTCCCGGAAGTAACTCTGTTATAATAGCGAATCGGAAGTATTTGTAAGGGCTGCCATGAATAGAGCGTATCGTATGGTCGGTGCTTGAGGTTATCGGTACGAAGTTAATGCAATCTCGTGAACCGTATAGGACTGATTTTACATGTCCTTTCTCGAATACTCCCCGATGAATGGATTGGGTAATGGTCTTTAGTAAATCGGGTGAGTCAAGTTTTAATGGACGGGTGATGATGATTCCCTTTACTGCTTTTGAATGTTTATTTCCTGAATTGGACACATTGATAAGTGTGTTGTCTTTTGTCATTATGTAGGAATCGGGATATGAGTTTATAGGGTTGTTGAAATTAGATGGAATCATTCCCCACGTCTTAGATCGCAGTGAAAACACGTAAGCATAAGGGTGATTTTTGTTGAATACAATAATACGTTGATTAGCATAGTCATAAGACATAGCGCATTCTTTTATGTATTCAATGAAGTTACTATGCGTGAGATGGGCATTTGTCAGACCCGACATCTGAGCTAGCTGTTCGTATCCCCTTAGTGTAGAAATGTCGAATGATTTTTTATTTAGAATTTCGGATATACAAACGCTTTCTGAACCTTGTATGAGCATGATGCCTCGTTCGGATGTAAACAGAACGGCTGTGTCTATCTGAGTAATAGATTCGGGATTATTGCATACATCACGTGTTGCCGGTTGTTTGGCAATGTATTCTCCTTCGCTGGATACTTCGAGTGCCCATACTCCTTCGTCTGTGAATGCATAGAGAGGGAACTGTCCGAATTGTCCTTGAGAGAGTGCTTTGGTAGCGGATCGAATCCCTAGTATTTCTCCAGAACCAATAACATTTACTCCAGTTGCTGGAAATGAAAAAGGGTTGTTTACTTCAGAAGTATGTATTTCATTGTAATGGGGTATTCCACGTCCTGTGTTTACAAGAATACTAGTATCAAAATTCGAAACGAAATCATTTATTGAGTCAGTATATGCTCCATTGAGAGATTTATGTTCAGTAAGTTTTGAATTGGAATATGCTTTTACTCCTTTGCTATCTTCTCTTTCAATAACAAGTTGGAAAGCTTTGGTATTGGGGTAAAAGAAGAAGGGGTTATTAATATTCAATTCTATATTGCTAATAGTGTCAATCATGACATCCTGTTTTTCAGATTCAATAAAGATATAAGCTTTGTACTTATATAGCTTTTTGACTCCTTTTTTGGTTGTGCTGTCATATTCTCCATTAAGATATTGAACACATGATTCCAGTGGCATACTGGGTGGGATTACTGTTATATTGGCTAGGTTTAATCTTGAGTTATACGTGAATGCATGTTTGGCTACTAATCTACCGCTTTGTTGACTGTCTCCTTTCATGACCTCTCTCCCTTCAAGTCCATTAAGTACTCCACTTTCAATAGGAAGACGATTTTCTCCTTTGGCTATATTTTTTATATTAATAGAGCTTAGTAAGTAGAAAGGTAATGGACCACTAACCGGTGAGAAATCTTTGATTTTCATACTGACAAATCTTTCTTTTGAAATGTTATCTCCCCATATTTCTGACATATCATATGCTCTATATATCAAATTACCAGATGAATCTTTTTCACCAATAGATATATTTGCTTTTACACTGGCTGATTCAAAATTTGGTGGTATAAAAGCATCATATAGTGCAATGTAATGACAACTGTTATTTTGATCTATTCCTGTTAAAGCTGGAGTTATAAAAATATCAATGCTCTTTACGAGGTCTGTCCAATTAGCTAATGATTCTTTTATTTGATCGAAATTTATAATTTCGTAATACAAGGAAGAATACAAAGATAAGATAACCATGTTTATTCCATTGATTTGCTCATTAAAGGTGTTGAACCCTGTAACTCTCGTTAGATAAGCTGAAGATATGCTCGGGGTCATTTTAACAGGGGTAGATAATAAGAGTAGACTCCCATCATATAACCGATAAGCATATCTTATCATGAATGGATTTTGGAAGTTATTTAGATTCTTAGTGTTTGCAGAATCTGAATTTATATATGCGAAAATAGCATTTTGAGTAGCTTGAACCGCTTCATTAGTGAGATTGTAATAATTAACCCCGGAATATACCCCCCCTGCAGTAAAGCTGGAAGTTAGGCTACCTGAACTTTTTCTGTTCCCCTGTAACCTGAAAGAAATAGAAGGAAACTCGGGATTATTTCCCATAATAACATAGCTACCCGATTTGTATAAGGCATACATTAAACCTTCATTAGTGAGTATCACTAACATATTTCCTATTGAGTTTATTTGATATAGTTCCCTATTGGAGATTAAGGTAATATTTTTTAATGTAGTTGCATCATCTGTGAAGAAACATATCTTTCCACTCTTTTCTCCCGCTTGTGTATCATATACAATATAGTTGCAATAATCTGACGTTTTGTGAATGTATAATACATTTTGATTATTGCCTAAAACAAACAGAATCTCGGGTGGAGTGACAGGTGTTAAATTTCCATTTTCATTGACTAAGTTTATCATTGATGCAATATCACCGTCCGGACAATCATAATCGGATGGGATAGTAGTAATTCCTGCGTATTTAATCTCTTTCTGCTGCATAGTTTTTTCTGGTTATGATTGGTAGTACTTTGTGACCTTCTTTTTCATATGGATCTCCCACACGGTATGCTGCATATTTGGCCCTTCCATCCATCTTTATTATCTTTTTGCATAAAGAAGTCCATCTGACACGTAAATAGTTGGGTAATTTGGAAGCTCGTCTTGCTATTCCTGATACATTCTTCTCTTTTACGTTCCGCATATGAATGTACATATATACTTCTTCATCGTCGGTGGCAACCTGTATGGAGTCTCCTTCTTGTATGTCTAAGAGAGATACCACCTTTGATGTAAGGTGGATATCTCCATTGGGCATAAATTTAATATCCGGTTTAATATTGCTTACTATTTGATTCATAATGTAGTATATATTCTGTTGATTCGTTTATGATTCTTTTTTTAAGGCTGAATTTTTGGTCTTGATCATGCGGGAGTCCGAGATCGAAAAAAATAGCTTGATTGGTAGGACACATGTTTTCGAATACATGAAAGCCTGTTTTTTGGTTCTTTGTTACTAATCCGACTTGTGTTTGTACAGCAAAGTCATATTTTACACGTTTAAGAGCGTATACGGTTTCTGATTCATGCTCTGTTTTGTAGACGAAGATAAATGGGATGCCTTTTTTTTGAATGGCTAATTCTTTAACAACTCCATCTGATAGGGAGACGAAGTTTGTATCACAATGCAGGATAACAAATAATCCTTTGCGTGATTGATTGGAGCGGATAACGCTGAGCAAATTCTTTATTTTCATATTGCAAATATCTTTTTTTTATAATGGAGATTATTCTATGTATTAATCACCTAATTCTCGTCTGATTTTATCGAACTTATTTTCTGTTCGAATCAAAGTTTCTTTTGTTTTAAAACTGATGATACCTATTACCTTCATTGTGTAATTGTTCTTTTCTATTTTATCACAGAACTTCTTTGCTTCTTTCATAGAAGGGTAGGGGGTTCCTGAGATGTAGTCTTGTTGTCCATCAAATAAGAGAACTGCGTAGTAGGTATTCTTTTTCGAGAATAAATTAATAAGAAATATTTTTATTTTATTCATTGCTTTACGTTTTTATGCAACTTCACTCTTTTTACGGAGTTTGCGTATAAATGATTTTACTTTGTTAAATAAAAGTTCTGAAATATCATCCGCTTCATCTGCGAAAGATATTTGATAGATCATATCGGTGTTATCACTCATGAATTTCACATGGGATTTGGCTTCTTTTCCTACTTGTGAAATTTTGTTGAACATTTCTAGATTGTAGTCTGGATGGTATTTCTTTAGAATCTCATCGGACTCTATCGAAAGGGTTTCGATAATATCGCAAAGGAAGATGATAGCGTTGGTGTATATGTTCATTTTCTCTCTGTCTTCTTCAGACATATCGGTCATTAGACTATCCATTCGTTCTGTTTGTCCTTCGTATTCAGAAAGATACTGGTTGATAGTATGTATCTCTACATCTTCTATGAGTTTTGAAAGTCTGGATGCTTCAATATAGTTACTGGAGCGAAGGGCATTGTTTCTCTTTTTTTGGAGTGCTTGTATTGCACTGTCTTTTCGGATAGCTTGTTTCATCTGACCTACCACGTCTGGTGGTAGGTCGTTGATAGTTAGTTGGGTTTCCATTATTATTATATTAATTATTTTCTAAAAAACATATCTCCCGAAATGGATCGGGCAGTATCGTCACCTGTTAGTCGAATATACCGGAAGAAGTTCTGTTCTGTCCGGTGTCCGGTGAGCTTCATTATTTCCAGCGTCTTCATCCGACCGGTTAGATACATATTGGTTGCCGCTGAACGCCTAGCTGTGTGGCTAGATATTAGTTCCCACTTTTCACGGGTGACTGTGGCGAGCTTCTCTTGCCGGAAGTGGTTTATGTAGTCCTTTCTCGCTGTGTGGGTTGGGACCGGTTGTGATAATTGTAATGCTTTGGTCGTATCATTTTAAAAGGTTATTATTGTCATTATCCGTATCAGGAGAAGATTCTCCTACTTTTATTTCTACCCCATCTTCACAGGCTCCGTTTTCGCAGAACGTTCCCTTCTGATGAAATTCACACCATCCGTTACCAAATGAATCTTCATTGATAAACAGCTTACATTCACTACAAACTTGCTCTTTATTCATATTTTTAGTTAATTGGAAAGTACCATGTAATCATAATACCATTTAACGGAATTCCTTTTTACTTTAATGTACAGAAAGCACTGTACGGGTATGCTTCTACTTCTCCCATTTGTGAGAAAAACGGAAAGATTATGTCTCATCCATTTTCTAGGATGTTTATTGCTCTTTTTCATCTTGATTTGAGGGTTATTTGCTCCCGACATTAACGACGGGAGCAAATGATAATTACTTCTTCATCAGCTCAATGCGTGACCTTAAAACAAGTAGATATCCTTTCATGTGGGCACGCTGCAATTCCATTAATTCGCACTGAAACCCTCCGGCAATCTTTTCTTTGTCTTCACGCCCCAAGAAAACAGTCAATTTATTGAGTTTATCCAGCAATTCGTTATACTCAATATACATTCTATCAAGTGGAGTTTCAATTGACTTGTAAGCTCTTTCAAAAACAGCCTTGGGAGACCAACTAACATAGCCTGCGTATTGAGGTGTATTTGCCTTACCTCCGTCTACATATTCTACGAGATAACCTTCGTCGGTTCCATCTTCATCATCAGGAAGTTTCCATCCTCTAAAGTCGTTGTACTCTTGACGGTTCATCGGAATAGCGTTGATTTCTTTTGTGCCGATATATTTTTTCATATTATCATGGATTTTACAAAGCCCGTCCAAGGCTATTTAATTCGTTTCTATCTTTGTTTGAGCCTTTTCAGGCTACGTTAATATTAAGTTTCTCTTTCATAGAAGACAATATGTGCACTATCACGTCTACTGTCCATCCGTTACCAAGCATTTTGTAAATCTGCGTATCTGAACATTTCCAACGGTACCAGGAAGGAATAGTCTGAAGGCGGGCGCATTCAACTGGTGTCAATCTGCGGATGCGGTCGGTATTTACCTGCTGGCTACTCTTCACTAACGTCATTCCGTTTGCTTGAGACCCCTTATGTGATGTAGAAAGAAAGGCGTTAGCTTTTTCATCTTGCGATTTGTAGTTCCTTCTTTGACGTTCACATAGTAAGTTATTCTGCTCCCAGGCACAAGCGGATAATGTAGGCGTTTTCCCTTCAAACAGACCTCCTTTGTTATTACCACGCGAGCGTTGGATAATCAAATTATCTTTTTGAACACTTGTTAGGCAGTTGGTTTTGCCTGTGGTCTGTGGTTCGAGGTGCTGTAAACCGTCCTCACGTCCACGCATAGCAACACAAATATAATCCCCTGTCCAATTAGTATAGCCTCTAGCCATTAATGGGAGAGCTTTATCTTCTGAATCAATTTGTGTATAGCCTTTCTTTAATCTAAATTCTTTAGCTATATATTCCAAGCATTTAGAGGTAACATAATATTTTTCATCGACCTTGTCTTCTAATATATCCCTGAGGAAAATTCCCTTATCTTCCGGCTGCGGTATGTCCGAATGCAGCTCACCAAACAGTCCATTTCTCCTCGTCCGGATATTTGTCCAATATATGCGCCTCCGATTCTGTGCTGATACCAAGGCGGAATTGATATGCACACCATATACACCGATAGCCTCGCTTAATACCCTTTCCCATTTCTTACCCATTTCTACGTTTTCCAACAAGAACAGCACATTAGGATTGTATTTACGAATATCGGTTAGGATACGCATATACTCCCAAAACAGATAAGACTCTCCTTCGAATTGAAAGCCTTCCTCTTTTAATTCCAGGTAGCGATTCAGGGTGTATATCTCCTCTTTGTCAGTAGTGGACATCCCGACACGTTTCCCAGCAAAAGAGAATGACTGACAAGGGCTGCCACCTATCAACAAGTCAATTGGTTCCAACTGAGATACATCTACCCGGGTGACATCTCCGAGCTGAATTGTGTTCGGGAAGTTCAGTTGTGTCTGCTTGATGGCGTGCTTGTCTACCTCGGATGCGTAGTACACTTCCGGGATAATGCCAAGCTGCTTCAAAGCAATCTGACCGCAGGACATGCCATCGAATAAACTTAGTACATTCATCTCTATTTTTTATTGAACTATTCTACAAATACATTCGATTAGCAACATGAAAAAGGTAATGGCAAAAAGATATTTCCAAAATCGAATTTTCTTTTTAATTCTTTCTTCATGCTTTCTATACATCTTGTCAAAAAGTATTTGACAATCATCTTTGTAATACTTAAATCTCTCTTCTACATAGCCTGCAATATCATCAACGATTGCATACTTTATCCTTTCTGGAACAGACATCGGATACCCCCTTTCCCCATAATTCAATTCAGTTATAACGCTATGCCCTACAAGCTCCTCAACACCTCTTATTCTAAATTCCAGTTTAATAGGATTCATACCATCATTGAGATAGTTCCTGAATTTCTTTTCGGCAAGTTTTTCTATTTTCTCACCATTCATTTTTGCCATTCGTTCTATTTTAAGAAAATATGATTCATCCACAACATAGGCGTTTGAATCAAATTTATATCTAAACTTTATTTCACTCATTTTTATTCTGTTATAAATATTTCTTTTCCTCTAAATTGTACTTCAAAACAGGAATGCTTTTCATCTCTGGACTGAAATGAAAGTACCTTTCAATCAAAGGGGATAAAGCATCGACAGCTTTCTCTTTAAACTCCGCTTTATGTTTATCCAATATTTGAGCTTCTGATTCCCAATCCATACCAAACGCAAAATCGCTGATTGAACATTCCAAGTTGTCTTGAATATCATCTACTATACTTTCTACTGCCGACTTGATGATAAATTTCTCAACTAACCCTATAATTATTACAGATGAGTTTTCTTCATCTTCGTCGTATTCATCAGCCTTTGAGTCAAACTTTTTTTGTGCGTTTTCAATTGCTTGTTCGATAGAATCAAAAACTTCACTAAACCGTTCCTGATTATCAGGATACCACGTATATTCTTTTTTCATAAATGTTCCTTTCTTTAATTGTATTGAATATTCTTGATTTGAATTATCTTATTCTGAATTAATTAAAATTTGGAATTTGTAAATAGAAAGAGGTTCGGGATAGTGGAAGCCAAACACGGCTTTCTTCATTACAAGTATTCCAGGTATCATTTCCAAACCGTCTATCTAAAGCATTAGTAATCTTTACCGCAATATCCCTTACGTATTGAATATTAATCTTTCGTTTAGTTCCAAAAAGCATTGTCGGGGTATAGATAGATATTTTGTATTCTCCACCATTAGTAGCGTGCCAACTTCCTTGTATAATAGTTATATGAGGACTTGATTCATCTTTATACTCTTGGACAATACTGTAATAGACATTGAATACTAAAGGATTAAAGGTTGATTTATATACTTTCATCCCTGTAGCCTCCTTGATTAGATTTCTAAGTTGCCGTTCATCGCTTGCCATTGTAGCCATGATGTTCCTTCCTAAGTTCTTTCAATACTTTCTTCGCCATCTCATAGTAATTAACCTGCCAACTAGTATAAACATCATCGGTGTGTTCGTCATAATGATTGGCATATACGTATGAATCCAATTCTGAACGAAAAGATTCTCCATCTAGCCCACTATCATCACAATCATCGTACATTCTCAATTCATGAGCTACTTCTTTACATTCTTGATGTGTGACGAAATCATACACAGTCCCATCATAAACATTTGTCTGACGGACATACTTTTGTCCCAACTGTATCTTGCAAGCACAAAATTCACATATATGCTCTTTCTTGGCTGTTGGATAGGTTTCTCTTAATGTTGTTGGCATAGTTATTCCTCCTTCTTTACCAATTCAACTTCTGTCGGCTCTTCATCTTCCCATTTTACTTCAGGAAGTAAAACAGGATGCATTTTAATGTAATCATGATGGTTATCACTTTCCGATTGCCAACTTTTCCAATTATCATTTTT